TGTTATGTAAGTTTTTGTTATGTATGTATAAATTGTAATCAGAATCCTCTTTAACAAACATGTTGCCGTTTCCAGACATAGAGCATTTATGCCCTCCTTTCTTTACCGGGTAATATACTGCTAAGTCGATTTTTTTAAAATATCCATTTTCGTATACTGTCACCGTTAGTAGAGTATAATAATATTGTTTTAATTTCGTAGGCTTAATGCAAATAACAGGCCCTTCGCCAACGTATGCTATACACATATTCATGGATGCTAATCCTTTTGTTTCATTTGTTGCAAGTGGAAGAAGTCCTTCCAGCTCTCAAATATTGCTAAATTCTTGTCAAGATATAGGAATTTCGATTGCGTCGGATGGTAAATCTAGATTGTTTTCATGGCTTAGTTTGAGCGACCCATTCATGCCAATGCACAATGTACTGATATACACGTATGCTGATGATTTTACATAAACAATGGTTTTGTTCTCTTTTTTTTGATAATAAACATTAGTTAAATAGATTCCTCTTTTTATCGAATTAACGGATAGATCATCGCTATATCCTGTTAATAAAACAACAGACGGAGATGAATTTTCATGGTTCTTAAATACTGAAATAAGCATTGATATTCCTGTTAAACGATTTCTAAATTCGGCAATTTTACAATACTTCTGCTGGTCTTTTTGATATGAAGTGGTCATTCTTTGAATTGATGGCATCAATCCATCTTTTTCACTCGTAGCAACACCAATCAGTTCTTCCAGAAGGATTTGTATCAATGACTTTTGTATTACAATATTATTTTAAATGTTTGTTGGTCTATATATCGTTTATTCTGTTCTTTTTTTCATATAATGATTCTTTTTTAAATATTTGTTATAGCTTTGCTATGACAATTAATAATGTTTTTTCATTTATTAATTTTTGAATGCCGTGAGGTATTTTAATTAATAAAAAGATTTGTGTATGGAATTGGGCAGGATTGGCGAATCCTGCCTTTTTGATACCGTACGTCAACTACATAATAATTTGGGCAAAACAAAATTTATATATAACTTTGTAGCATCTATATTGAATTAAACATTATTCTAAATCACTAAAAGAGTTTGCTGATAAAAATGTCTAGATGCTATCGTTCGTGATGAATAATGGCATCTTTTTTACAAATGTTTTTTTCACAGACCATTTTTTTATAGATATTATACATCTTTACTTGCGAAAGTGGGGGTGTATTTTTTATTGGCTAAATTTTGCAGCTTGGAACAGAGGATGCATCTTTGCGGAAAAATGGATAAAATCAGATACCGTCTTGTATATAACCGCCAGAACACACTTAACAGGCAGGGCACGGCTCTTGTACAGGTTGAAGCCTATTTGAACCAAAGGAAAATCTACTTGAAGACAAACGTGTACCTCAAACCGGAGTGCTGGAGCCGTGAGGGGGCACAAGTCATTAACCATCCCCAGTCTAACGAACTCAACACAATGCTCTATGAATACATCCTGTATCTGCAAGGCATAGAGTTGGGGTATTGGAAGCGCGGAATACCTGCCACACTCTCACTACTGAAGGATGCTGTCAAGAAGAAAAGTACGGTGAATGTCAGCTTCTCCACTTTTGCCAAATCAGCCATTGACAATTCGGACAAGAAGCAGTCCACCAAGGACAACCTGCACTCGACACTGGCGGTCCTGCATGATTTCCGTTCCGGATTGGACTTCAAGGATCTTACCTATACATTCCTTCGTGATTTTGAGCAATACTTAAGAGAAAAGGGCAATGCGGTCAATACGATAGCCAAGCACATGAGACAGCTCCGTACCTTGGTCAATGAAGCAATCAACCAGGGATATATGCACGCAGATGCTTATCCGTTCAGAAAGTACAAAATCAAACAGGAGAAAGGCAGACATGAGTTTCTTACCCCGGACGAGCTGAAGAAGCTGGAAACGGTCAAGGTGGAAGAGGAGTCCATGCGTCATGTGCTCGATGCCTTCCTGTTCTGTTGTTATACCGGATTGCGCTATTCTGACTTCTGCCAGCTCACACCTGAGAATTTCATTAGGATAAACGGCAAGCGGTGGCTGTACTTCAAATCCGTCAAGACAGGGGTGGAAATCCGTCTGCCGTTACATCTGCTGTTTGAAAGCAGGGCATTGGGCATTCTTGACCGCTATCCGGATATCGGAAGTTTTGCCGCTTTGCCTTGTAACTCGGAAGTGAATAAGCAGCTTCGAAAGCTGGCCGAGTTATGTGGTATCAAAAAGCGGATAACCTACCATGTGAGCCGTCATACCTGTGCCACCCTGCTGGTTCATCAGGGAGTTGCGATTACAACAGTCCAGAAGCTGCTCGGACATACTTCCGTAAAGACCACACAGATTTATTCGGAGGTACTTTCCAGCACCATTGTGCGTGACTTGAAAAATGTTCAAAGGAAAAGGAAAAAAGTAAAGATGTTTCCCGATAAAGGCTTGAGAACATCTGATTTTATAGACAACCGGTAGATTTCATGAATCCTATTTGTTTTCTATTAATATTGTGACTCTTTAAATTCTTCGGATAATCGAAATATTGCTCCTGATTATTTTTTTCAATATGGATTGAATATGGAATAGTTTTCACTATCTTTGCAGTGTAACCAGGAGCTTGATGGCAATAAATATTGTCATCGGGCTCTTTTTTTATTGTCATATCGTGGCAATGGATTTAAGTAATTCTGCAACAATGACGCAAGTAAATAGACATATCTTTGAAGTTGTATTATAATCAGATAAACAATAGACGAAATGGAATTAAACGACTGGTTGGCTATAATCGGAGCTTTCGGGGGATTGAAGGCTGTCCGCTGGGGTGTCACGTTCTGGGTGAACCGCAAGACTAACGCACGGAAAGAGGATGCGTCCGCCGATTCGATGGAGGATGAGAACGAGCGTAAGCAGGTTGACTGGCTGGAAGAACGTATCGCCCAGCGTGACGCCAAGATTGATGCGTTATACGTTGAGCTTCGTAATGAACAGTCTGATAAGCTGGCATGGATTCATAAGTGCCACGAGCTGGAACTGCAATTGAAAGATGCCGAACATAACCGTTGTGACAGGCCCGACAGCGAATGCGGCCGTCGTATTCCACCACGCAGGGCTACATTAATTAAAGATAAGGAGGAAAAGAAATGAAGTTTTTTACGATTGCGGAACTCTGCAAGTCAACAACTGCTGACCGCTTGGGTATCAATAACAGATGCAGACAGGAGCATGTGACTGCTCTGACTGCCTTGGTGGATAATGTGCTTGATCCGTTACGCACATGGTGGGGAAAGCCAATAACAGTAAACAGTGGCTATCGCTGTCTGGAACTTAATGCAGCTGTCAAGGGAAGCAAGACCTCGCAGCACATGAAGGGGGAAGCTGCTGATATTGACACTGGGGACAGACAGCAAAACAAGCTGTTATTTGAATATATCCGCAAGAACCTGCCCTATGATCAATTGATTGACGAGTCTAACTTCGCTTGGGTGCACGTCAGTTATCGGGCTGACGGGGATAACAGGATGCAAGTTCTTAAGTTGTAGACTATGTTGGTTAGAGTTATGAACTGGGTAAGCCGGCATATATTGCTGGCTCCTTTCATGTGTTTGTTCCTGTTGTTCGGATCATGTGGCAGCTCGCATAAGGCTGTCAAGTCCGATGTAGAAGTAATCAGCAAAGATAGCGCCAGTGAATCTGTCAACATCGTACACGGATCAAGTACCTCTTTGAGCGAACTCATTACTACTAATAGTAACTATGTGATTGATTTCTGTATCTATGATACCCGAAAACCGCCCGATAGCCTGACCGGGAAACCTCCGTTATTGGCAGACGGTCATGTGGAAGGTGATTTCAGCAAGAATAAAAGGAAGGAAACTGCAACCAAAGACAGTACGGAAGTGAAAGCTGACAAGGAAACCACTTCCAATACCCGTGAGGAAAACCGGTCAGAAACCATAAAAGAGAAAAAAGAATCCACGTTGCTTAAACAAATCGGTTTTGTCTGTGTTTGTGTAACCGTTTTGCTTGTTGTTATGCTGATAGTAAAACATTGGCGCAACAGATAAGCTTCATC